CACCGCCCGATTGTTCAAACGATTTCGTCAACGGGTCCACTTGGTCAACCCCGGCGGCCAACACCAACAATGCGGATTGTGCCGAACGCCCAACCTCGTCCTTTGCGTCGGCCAAGCCAATGCCCGCGTCGGCAAGTTTTTTTAATTTTTCCGCGACTGGTTCCGATCCCGTACCCAATTCCGAAATGATACGGCGCAATGATGTTCCCGCCTGCGAACCCTTGATGCCAGCGTTGGCCATGATTGCCAACATTGCCGTCGTTTCCTCAATCGACATTCCCGCCGAATTCGCAACCGGCGCGACGTATTTCATCGATTCGGCGAACTTTTCCATGTCCAACGCGGACGTTGAAAATGATTTCGCCATGACGTCGGTGACGCGTCCGGTTTCGGATGCATTCAAACCAAACGCACGCAATGTGGCACCCGCAACCTCCGCCGCCCGTGCCAAATCCGTTTGTGCCGCCTGCGCCAAATACAATGTCGATTCCGTAACCTTGTCAATCTCGCTTGCCGTGAAACCTAATTTGGCAAATTCGACTTGCAATCCCGCAACCTCCTTGGCTGAAAATATAGTTGACGCGCCCAGTTTCTCGGCGTTCGCCTTCAATTTCATGAACTCGTCGGCCGTTGCGCCCGAAATGGCCTTGACCTTGGCCATCTCCAATTCGAAACCTTGGAATGTGTTAATTGATACGGCACCCAACGCAACCATTGGTGCGGTGATGGATTTCGAAAGGTTTCGACCAATCGATTCCATTTTGCGACCGGTCCGATCCATTGCGCGTTCCGCCTTATTCAACCCCCCAAGCAATGGGGCGATGTTCGCGAAAAACCGAAGGTTGATTGACGAAAGATTCATTTGCCGCCGAATTTTTTATTTATTGCGTCTAAAACCTCCCCGCGCGACCATACGCGTTTCGGTGCTTGTTTTTTCATTTCCCATGGGAACGTCATCAAATCCTTTGGCTTGATGCGCTTTTTCGTATGTGGCGCAATCGTCACCGATGCAATCCACCGGGCGCGTTCCCAGTCGCCGCGGTATTGCCTTTCTAATTTTTCCGAATACCCGTTGGACATATTTTGAAATTCCCGCGGGGTCATATCGTAAAAATCCGACGGCCTCAAACCCATTTGACCGAACGCATACGATTCCAATGTGTCCCACGTTGGTGGTTCGGAATCGCGGCCGCCACCGCGTTGGTCATCTACTTTTTTTCTTCGCTTGAAAATTGTTTGTTGAATGTTTCAAACGCCTTTTCTAAAATGCTATTGTCATCATCCAAAAAATCGCCGATGTCATCAACGGATAAACTAAAGGGCATTTTTTCCTTCCGTGCGCCATCCTTAAAACCACACCAAACCAATTTGATTGCGTGATCCAATGTGATGTTGTTTTGCAGGTTTTGCAAACCCGCCAATGTGGTTCCGGTGATTGCCGTGAATTCACGCAATGCATTGAACCCGAATCGGACGGGATATTTTTTGCCGTTTATCTCAATAAATTCAACCATAGAAAAAAAATAAGGGGGGCGGCGTTATTACCGCCCCCACAAATTTACGCATTAGTTTGTTGATTCAGCCAACGCGCCCGTGCCTTCAAAAGAGAAGGACATTGAAACGTTGTCCTCCATTCCCGCCTCTTGGTCCAAACTGGTCAAGTAACCTTGACCGGAATAATACTTTTCGTCGGTAGTGGTGGAGCCGAATTTCACATACAATTTGGTGCGACCGGTGAGGTAGCCCCAAAGATCGGAATATCCGTCCGCGCTTGCAATGTTGTAAGTCACCAAACCATCGCCCGAAAGGGACCACGATTTTTGACCCTCCAACAATTCGCGCCAACCGGCCGAATCCTTGTTCGATGTGTCACGCGTTTCCATTGAAAGGGAAAGCGAGGCACTCGTACAACGACCGACCTCGGAATAGGTAACGCCGTCGGTGCTGAATTGAATCAGCACATCGGTTGCGTTCATGATGCTTGTTGATGCCGCCATGATTATTGTTGATTTTTAGATTCGGATTTAAGTTGAAGGAACCCGTGTTCCTCCAATTGTTTGGCAATATGGTTGGGGACCATTACGCGTGAACCTGCCCGAACAACGCGGTTGTTCATGATTTCCCAATCCTTACCAAGTTTGACCTCTTTCATTTTATTTAGGATTTAATTACTCGAAACGTCAAATCGACCTGCGATCCGAAGGTACGTTCGTCCTCCGAAAACAAATCGCGTTCGCCGTCATATTTGCACGATTGAACAACCACCCCGCGGATGGTTTCATTCATGCGGACGAACGCGGTTCGTACATATCCAATGGCGTCTTGCACATCGGAATATTTCGTCGAAATCAATGTGATTCGTACCAATACGTCATCGACGTGTGAATCGCTATCCTTTGACATTGCGGTCGTGACGTTCACGACCTCATAAATAGCAAACGGGGACGTTTGCCGTTGCGCCCCAATCACCGGGAACACACGACCATCAAACAACGAATTCAAATTCGTGTCCGTGTCGAACTTATATTTGATGACCTTACCAATCATGACAACACACGATTGAATGTTTTTTCAATGTATAATTTCGCATTGTGCGTGAAATAGGCGACGACCTGCGAAATCGTCGACGCCTTTGCGCGGTCCGCAAATCCTTTGTTTGCGCCCCTGTATTGTGAACCGCCACCATCGCGTTTGTTTCCGCCAATGAGGCCGCCATAGTTTAGGAAATGCGCAAACCAACCGCCCTTTTCGGGGTCCTTGAATGCCCCCTTGACCACCGGTCCAACCCAATATGCGGATGCGGTCATTGAATTCCGCGTTTGTGATTTACGAATACCAATTGAATTTTTCAATTGTCCGGGTTTGATTTCGGCATACAAACCGCCATTGCGGTACACCTTAAATTCGCCCTTGTCTAAATTGTCGATTTTATCGCGCATCTTATCGCGCGTGATATACAATGAACGTCGTGAAATATTGCCGATTTCCTTTGCATCCAGTTTGTGACCGAATTTTTGCAATTCATTGATGACCTTATGAAATTCACGCGACAATTCATCCGTGTGAATACCAATTCCCGAAACATCGTTTCCGCGGTGTTGATAATATCGTGCCATCAATCGGTGATTTCCGTGGTTATACGCATAAACGCCTTTCGTGCGTCCTCATTGATGATGCTTTGGATTTTGTAGGTGTTGCCACGATACACAATCCGCATTTGTTCGTTCAAATTGGATTTGTAACGAACAATGAAATCCACCTTTTTTGTGGCGACAATTTGATTGCCCTTTTCCGCCTCGTTTCCGCTTCGTTCCTCAACCTTCGCCCAAACATTCGCAAGGGTGGAAAAATCAACGTTGTTTTGCCCAAAAAAATCATCGGACACGCCACCAATGTTTTGGATGTCGGTCACGACGCACGTTGTTGTTTCCGTTTCGCCGAAATCGTTTGTGACGCGCGTTGCGTATTCATCAACGAATTCGGTCGCGTTTATTTCCGCCGCCGAAAACGTTTGAATCGTGATGCGCTGATCAAGGTCCCCCGGATTCATTAGAACGTAAACACGCGAAACGGGTTCCACAAATATTCGGATGCGGTCGGCAAACGCTTGACCGAATCAATCCGATTTTCGTACATGTCCGCAATGACCAACAACATCCCCTGCCGCAATGGTGCGGGGACATCGGATGCGGACGAATAGCCAACGACGTATTCAACAATCACGGCGTTGGTCGTGTCCTTTGTACTGAACCAACCATCCTCCGAAATGATTCGTGATGGTTGTGAAATCAAATCCGTCCGATATTTGGACGAATTGATTGTGATTTCATCACCCGCATCGTCGATGTATTTGACCGACGAAACCGATTGCACGGGACCGCGGGACAAATATATGATGTCCTTATCCGCGGGCGTGTAATCCGGAAACATATCATAGAATTCCTCGATTGTCGTCGTCATCAAAATTTGGCGCGTGTATTGTTCGCACAATTCACGGGCCGCGGAAATCATGATGGCCAACGTTGTATCGTCATCGGAATGATCGACACGAAGGAATTCCTTCACATCGGTCAATGACAATGGTTCCGAAACCGCCGGGGTGATGATTGAAATGCTCATCGCTTTTCGCCCTTGTTTTTGGTGGCACGCTCGGCACGTTTCACGGCCGGTTTTGCAACCGGTACCGCATAGCCCGCCGCGACATAATCCTCTGCAACATCATTGGCGAGGGTTACGCGTTCCCCAACGGAGAACGCGAACCCTTTGCCAACGATTTGTTGAATGAATTCAACCTCCATCATCTATGGATTAGGCCATGGTGATGTAACGGAATGCGGCGTCATCGATTGAACCGGCATCCTTACGAGAGTAAGCGATGAATCCGAGCAAAAGTGAATCGGCGTAACGCTCGTTCAAACGCAACATTTGAACACCACCAGCGTTGCGAACGACGTATTTGTCGAAGTCACCAACAACGATTGGTTTCGCGGTTGTAGCGATATCGGCCATGTCATTGTTCACGTATGCGGGAACACCAAACACGCGGTCGGGTTCGCCGGCGGCCATTGAAGGAATGAACACGGGGAAATCGTTAGATGAACCAACACCCAGTTTGCGGATGGCGGACATCGTGTTGTCGTTAGCCATCAAAGCGAATTTGGGGCTATTGCGGTACGACTTGTCCACGCTATGGATCAACTCGAGGATTTCGGCGGCCGTGATTGCGGATGCGCTCGCGGCGGTCAATGCGCTGGATGCGGCGGTCACAACGCCGGTTGGTTGGCTGGAACCGGTACCGGTGGTGAAATGTGCGTTGGTTCCGCGTGCGATACGCTGGCCCAATGTGTCAACCAAGAATGAATCGAGATTGAACG